AGATTTCGAGCCGCCATATTGGTGGCCACGAGTTATCGCAGCTGATTGGGGCTATACGGCTAAGACATGGGTCGGCTGGGGAGCGGTGGCACCGGATGGCAGGCTCTTTCTTTATCGCGAATACGTTAGGGAGAAAACTTCTATCGAGGAATGGGGGTCAGACGTTAGAAGAATTTCTCAGTTTGAACTAGACAATCTGGGAGCAGCCACCCTCGATCCTTCAGCTTGGGGAAAACGTGGAGAGGCTAAGACCCTTCAGCAACAAATTACAGAGGCCACAGGAATTTCCTGGGAGCAAGCAGATAATGATCGATTGGGTGGAAAGCTCCTCATGCACGAGATGCTTCGCTGGAAGCCTCGGCCACCTAAATACACGCCTGCTGAGGGATTCAGGGAAGAAACCGCGCAGCGAATCCTGCGAATGCAAGGTCCAGACGTATATTCGGAATACGTCAAGATGTTCGAGCCTGATCCTCCGGAGCTGAATCTTCCGAAGTTGCAAGTTTGTCGTTCTTGCAGTCATTTTAGGGAAGCGATTCCGTCGTGCATTTATGAACAAAAGGATGGAAAGAACGCCGAGGATGTTCAAGAGTTCGACGGTGATGACCCTTACGATGGTGGTCGTTATCTTATCAAGGCTTATTCTCGATATATTCGAGAATCTAAAACCAAGCACGAGAAACAGACCGCCCTGGGAGAAATCATTCAGAAACTCACGGAGACGAATGATTACAACCAGTTCCACCGGCAAATGCACGTTTTCGAGCACAAATTCCTCAAAAGGTCGAAATCAGTTCACCGGACCAGATCTCGCTCAGTAGGACACCGTTTTCGAGCATAAGAGGCATTATGGATACACCAATGGGAATCGGCGGTGCTCCGGACGCACCAATGGGGCAGTCGGTAAGGCCGAAGAAGCTCCGTGGGCCGAGAGAGTCGCTTGGAGGTCCTCCTCCGATGGGTGGAGGGATGCCTCAGAGGATGGGACCTCCCGGAGGAATGCCTCCACAGGCTCAGGGACCAATGCAGAGACCCCAAATGCCTCCTCAGGCAATGATGGCCCAGAGGAACGCCCAGATGCAGAGAATGCAGCAAATGCAGGCTCCGCAGGGTCTCCCACCGGGTCAAGCTCCTCCGGGTGTGCAGATGCCTCAGGGTCCTCCTCCCGAAATGTCGCCGATGGGACCGATGCAACAGCCTGACCCTATGCAGATGCAGAAAATCATGCAAATGAAGGCCATGCAGGAGGGTCAGGGCGGTGGGATGGGACAGATGCAAGATCCTCGTGCGCGTATGATGGCCTATCGTCAAGCCATGATGGGTCAACAGGGCATGATGTGATGTGGCCGTGGAGTAAATTTGCTCGGTTGGAGGCCGAAATTGTTCGCCTGAAGAACGATTTACGGTCTGCCGAGATGACATACACGGGCTACATGGCTCAAAACATGAAATTAGAGGACAGAGTTCGAGCTTTGGAGGCAGATGAGCGGGAGATTCGTCTCAACCTGTTGCGCCGATCCGGTGTCCTCCCCTCCGAGGCCCATATCGACGCCAAAGAGCGTGAATTTAAGCCCGTAAAGAAAGCTGTGATTCCTTGGTCACAGCAAGCTGCCAAACTCGAAGCGGATTCCAAGGAAAGGTATTGGAAAAAGCAGATAGAATTGAGAGAACGGCCTCAATTAGAGAGAGCACAGGATCAGCAGAATCAGGAACAGGTCGATTTTGATAGGGATTTGGCGGAATTAAACAATGTTTCCTCCAGCTGACCCAGAACTCCTCGACGAATCGCTTCTTCCCCAGGAAGATCTGGGTGGTCCCATCGTCCAGGGTGACTTGGAGCCGCAGGACGAAGCTCTGGCTCTCACTCCCGAGGCACCGCCAGAAGAACCGGAAGAAAAGGAGCACTTCTGTGACTCCGATATTGCAAAAAATCTCGCCCGCATCATCGACCACCTTGAGCAGCACGACCGCTTCGCGCGTGAGCGTCTTATTAAGAAGTGGCGGAAACAGCTCTGTTATTGGGATAATATCCAATACATCTGGTGGTCAGACTTTGCTCTCGATTGGCGCACTCCGGATCAAATCAAAGAAGAAGATCCGCAGAGCGATATTGACCCAGCTCTCTATGCTAAGATTATCAACATCTACAGAGCTTACGGAGAGGTTATTATCGCTGCGATGAGTTCGGCTCTGCCGACTGTTCCCTTCGTGCCTGACGACGCCGAGAATCCTGATGACATTCAGACGGCGAAGGCGTATACGAAGATAGGAATGCTCGTTCAGAAGCACAATTACGCCGAGCTTTTGTTCATGAAGGCTCTTTTCATTCTGTATAATCAAGGCGTCATCTTTGGTTACAATGAAAATCGAGCCTCTGAGAAGTTCGGCGTCTACGAGAAGCCAATCGTTCAGAATCATGCCGTAGTTACTCGCGAATACTATTGTGCGAACTGCGGCTACGCTCTCGGTTCGGAGGAAATTTCTGCCTCCCCCATTCCTCAGTCCCCGGAGGAGGCTGGGTCCGAAGAACCGAGTCCTATGGACCTCCCGTCGCCCACTGGTCCGGTTGACGAGCCTCCGGTGGCTCAGAGCTTGCCACCTATGGCGGATCAAGCTATGGGAACTCAGGCCTGCCCGCAGTGTGGCTACGATAATATGCCTGAATCCGATGATTTTGAGGAAATGGTCCCCAGAATCGCCGGATACGCCAAAACTCCGAAGAATAGGGAATGTCTTGAAGTCTACGGACCTCTAAATGTCAAAGTTGCTCCCTGGGCGACGAAAAAAGAGGATTTACCGTATCTTATTCTCGAAACTGAAGAACATTATGCCAAACTTCAAGACATTTACCCCGATATTGCGGAGCGTATTCAACCTCTGATAGACATGGAGAGCATGGATCGGGCGATGCGAACGTCTGTAGCCCTCAAAGGCGACGTTTCGACCGACCTTTGCACCTGTCGGAGAGTGTGGTTGCAACCGTGGTCCTACAATGTCCTGGGTATGGCTGGTCACAAGGACGAGATAGAGGAACTTCGCTCCCTCTACCCGAATGGCGTTTATTGCGTCGTAATCAACAAGGACCTAGTCGTCGAAGGCATTCCCGACGTCATGGAGGACCATTGGACGATTACGGAGCATCCCCTCTCCGAAAATCTTCATGCGGAGAGCGTTGGAAGCTCGGTCATGCCCATCCAGGATATGACGAATGAAGGATGGAACCTCACCCTCGAAGGTATCGAATTTGGAATCCCAGAACTCTACGCGGACCCAGATGTGCTGGATTTCGACGCCTACGGGAAGTCGGAAGCTCGTCCAGGTCAAGTTTCCCCTGCGAAGGCTCCCGCAGGTAGGTCCCTTGGTGAAGGTTTTTTTGAAGCTAAGACATCATCTATCAGCCAAGAAATTGATAAGTTCCTCAATCGCCTTGAGCGCGTCGGCCAATTTATCTCCGGAGCGTTACCTACGGTTTTTGGCGGGTCTATCACTGGAGGATCAGGAACCGCCAAAGAATACGAAATGAGCCGAGCGCAGGCTCTCCAGAGACTCCAGATTACTTGGAAAATCGTCAAGATCTGGTGGGCGCGGATGCTCTCGAAGGCAGTTCGGAGCTACGCGATCAACATGCTGGAGGACGAGAAATACGTAGAAAAGCGCGGCTCTACATATGTGAACGTCTGGATTCGACATATCCACATGACCGGCTCCGTGGGTGAAGTTGAGCCTGACGTCAACGAAAGCTTCCCGATCTCCTGGGCGCAGAAAAGGGATATGATTCTCCAGCTATTCCAGGGTGGTAACGAGGATGTGATGAACGTCCTCCGACACCCTGAGAATGCAGGACTCATCGCTCTGATCATTGGAGTTCCTGAACTCTACATCCCTGGTGATGATGACAGGAATAAACAGCTCGTAGAGATCGGGGAGCTTATTCTTTCTGAGCCGACCCAGACAATGCCTCCCATGCCTCCACCTCCGCCAGCAGAAGGTGGGATGGGACCGGTTGGGCCTCCTGCTCCTCCTCAGGCTGCGCCTTCGTCTGAAGAAGGTATGGGGATGCCGATGATGACCTCCTCGGTCCCGATAGACGAAAGTCTCGATAACCACGAGATCGAGATGATTACGTGTCAGGCATGGCTGAAATCTGAGATTGGCCTGCAATACAAGAAAGAGAATCCTGGCGCGTATATGAATGTCCTCCTTCATATGCAGGAGCACCAGAGATTAGTGCAGATGGCAGAGGCTCAGGCTGCTGAAGCCGAAGCTGAAGGATCTGAAGGTAAAGAGAAACCGCCTCAGGAGTAGTTAAATGTTTTTCTTCAAGTCTCAACAGTTCTTTTCACCCGATGATTCCGGAGGAGGATCGGATGGGGACTTCTCTGCAGACATGGCCGTCCTCAACGAGCCATCTGGAGAATCTGCTCCTGCTCCTGAAAAAACTCGAACCTTCAACGAGGAGCCAACAACCGAAGACCTCGCCGAGGAGGAAGAAGATGGCGAAGATAAAACTGACGAAGGTGACGAGACCGACGAAGGCGAGGAGTCCGAAGAGACCGACGAGGCCGACGCGCCCGTCCAGGGTAAACCGACCCTAAAGGCGATTAAAGAGCAGTTCCCTGGCATCTTCAAGAAGTTTCCAGAGCTGAAGGCTGCTCTTTTCAGGGACCAGGAATTCTCGAAGTATCACGCAACGCCTGAGGATGCGGCGCAGGCTGCGGTCAAGGCGGATAACTACGACCGTCTGGAAAGCACGCTGGTTCAAGGGTCTCCTGACCTCCTGATGTCAGAGCTTGCGGAGAACAACCCGAAAGCTTTCAAGGAGGTTGCTCTCAATTGGTTGCCCAAACTTCGAGAAATTGACGAGAAGCTGTTCATTTCAGCGACCGAACCTGTTTTAGAGGAGCTTATCTTTCTCGCTTTCAAGCATGGGGAGAAAACAGGAGACAAGAACCTTGCGATGTCGGCGCGCCACCTCGCGAATTTCATATTTGCAAATGGTGGGGAGATTCCGGACATTTCGAAAAAGCAGCAGAAAGAACCCAATCCTGCCGAAATTCAGCTCCAGCAGGAGCGGCAGCAGTGGGCTCAGACTCGATTTCAAGAGGCCGATGGGGAGATTTTCAACTTCGTGACATCCTCGCTGGACCAGACCATTCGGCAAGGTTTGGACCCGGCTGGAACGATGCCCGAACGGATGAAAGCCTCTATAGTGCAAGATGTGATAAACGAGATGAACTCCCAGCTCGCCAAGGACCCCGTCCACGCACGTAGGATGCAGGGTCTATGGAAACGGGCTGCTGGAGATGCCTATTCACGACAGAGCAAAGAGAGTATCGTAAACACCTACCTCTCGGGTGCGCGTCCGCTCTTGCGTGACCTCCGGAACCGAATCAGATCGGAGTATCTCGGCTCGAATCCCTCCCGTAAACCTAACGGGCGACCGGATGAGAAGCTCGCAGCTACTCCACAGAAAAAGAAGCCCTTCGAGGGATCTTCGAAGCGGGTAGATTCAAGGCGGGAGAGGGCGACGGTTCTCGATCCGAAGAAAATCGACTACGCCCACACTACCGACCTGGACATACTCTCGGGCAAGGTGACCTTGAAGAAGTAGGAGAATTCATATGGCTTTGACAGAAACTCAAGTGGTCGCAGCCGAGCTTGAGACTGTCCAGAGCAAGGTTCCTGTCCTATTCGACCGTGACTCTCTCTTTTACGGCAACATCGAGAAGAGAGATGTGGAAAAGGTTTCCAACCGGGATATGAGAGTCCCGATGGAAATCCGCCCCGGTGGTAGGTTCGGATACTTTTCTCCGGATGGTGGGGACCTCGGCAGAGGCGATGGTCAGTCGTTCGAGAAGGCTCTCGTCTCCACGGTCCACATGAAGCACGGTGTGGAGTGGCAGAAGCGGGCACAGTGGGCCACCGACGATACGAGGAAGTCGGTTGTCAACGCATTCCGTCAGTTGCTCGCCAAAGCGATGGCCGAGTTCCGGCGTCAGGTCGATTCCTCGCTCATGACGGGTGGAAATGGCGCGGTCGCCACGATCACCAGCGTTTCAACTGCGGGCGGCCAGGACACCTACACCTGCACGACGGATGGTTTCGGTGTGCGCCTCCTCCGATACGGGCAGTTCGTGTCGGTTTACGATGCTGCTTTCGCCGCAGCTCGTGTCATCGCTCCTTCAGCTGGTGCGGCTCTGGTCGGGACCGCCGCCCAGATCGACTTGGTGGATTATGCGGCCAAGACATTCCGCATCAAGGGAGCGGCGACCTCGCCCATCGCTGGTGATAGGATCGTTATCGAGGGGCTATCTGGGGCCAACCCAGTCGCTCTGCTTGGCGTTCCCTACCATCACAACAATGCGTCAACTGGGACTTGGCTCGGATTGGATCGAGCGCAGTTTCCAGAGATTCGAGCCTCACGAGTTGCAGCGGCTGGTCCGTTGGCACCTGCACACGCGAGGGTTGCTCTGAATCGCATCGGAGACCGCATCGGCCTCGACAACGGTGTCAAGGTTCAGGCGTGGATGCATCCCTGTCAGGTCCAGGCTTACGAGGAGCTGGGACAGGCGGTGCAGGTGGTCAACCGCAATGGCGGATCGTCTCAAGGCCTCGACCTCTACTTCGACATTCAGCAGATTGCTGGAGCGCCGATTCGCAGGTCGTATTCGTGGGACAAGACCCGCATCGACTTCATCGTCGGAGAGGTCTGGGGACGCGCCGAAATGCATCCCGCAGGCTTCTACGAGGAAGAGGGTCGGCGGCTCTTTGAACTTCGCGGAGCATCGGGTGGTGTGGCGACTGCCACGATCTTCTACCTGACCGCATCGTTCAACACCTTCATCAACAATCCGGCTTCGTGCTCATACATCGATACCCTGACGGTTCCGTCGGGCTACTGATGTAGAGGAGGGAAGGGGGCCGGATTCGATAACACGGATTCGGCCTCCCAACTTAGACCGCGGTGCAGGGTTTTTACCGTTTCACCTGCTTTGGGTCTATCGGAGCGGAACGGTGTCAGATAGGCCACGCGGCTTTTTTATGGACAACGTCTTAATCACTTACTTTAACAACAAACTGGCAGATCACGGGAGGTCCCTTGATGGCCGCCCAATCTGGAGAATCTCGTGGGCACCAGACCAGCGTGAAAAACGACTCGGAACCTTCTCCGACTTCTATGGATCAATCTTTCTTCGAGAGCGAACAGAAGTTAGAGACGTCCCTAAATACTGGTATGTGGGTCCGCGTTGGGTGCTTGAGCGCCTTACTTTTCTACCTCCTGGTAGCTCTGTTCATCGCGAGCTTGTTTCTCAAAGCAGTCCATTAGACATCTCTTCCCCGGTGAGGAGCGGGACCTATGAGCCAGTCTATGTTTTTCAAGACGCTAAAGGTGAAGCTCTCCCGGTCACTGAGTGGGCTTTGGACGCAGTTATGCACACTGCTGAGTTCGGAGAAAGGCGGCAGCTTTCGGACGCGGATATGAGGGATAAATATCACGCCTCGATGGAAGAGGATGCAAAGTATTTCGAAGCTCAATTCCATGAGGCCGGGAGGTCCGCCCTGTTCGCATTCGAGAACTCCGTGTTTGTAGATTCAACGAAAGTCTATAAAGAGAGCGTCCATGCCTCCGAGATCTAACGACATCTGCACCATCGTCACCATCCTCCCGTATCCCCTGGTAGAGGAGAAGCCCGGACTCGTTCCGGGAACTTTCATCATCCCCTACACGGAGCCGGGAGACTTCAATCTCGTCAACATCGAACGATGCCAACATGCCGTTTATCTTGACTCAAATCGTCCTCGACTCATTGTGCCTGATCCCTCTGACTTGGTTGCTCGATCCGTGGCCTACGACCACAAAACTGCTATGGTCTGCTATGAGGCCGGTATCGCGGAGCCGGGCATAGATTGGGTCTGGGGGGAATACCTCCCGAACGAGAACGGGAAGCTCGCATTTGCAGCCGCGCACGGAGCCGTCCTCGAAGGAATGAAGCGTCTCCAGGATGAGTGGTATGTGCGGCTGTTGAGAATGGCGGATGACGACTGGGCCAGATACCGCCAGCACAAATTCATCACCGGGCTGCAAAGAACCGCAGCTCAAGTCTTGGGTCAGACCGATCGGGACTGGATGGTCCAGAACCGTATCGAAGAAAGCCTGAGCAAATGTAGGTTCTGCTTCGCTCAGGTTCACCCGGTCGCTTGCATCTGCCCCTCGTGTCATGGTATTCTGGATAAGGCCAGATACGAGAAGGAGTTCCTCGGGGCGGGTGTTATTGAGAAAGTGAGAGGCTAATGCCGACATACCAGATTCCCTGTGGCGTTCCGACCCAGATTGCACAGAATGCTGTCTGGGCGCTCCCTTCCTTCAAGGTTCGTGTTCGAGCGGAACCGAATTGCGAACTTGCACAAAGCCCGACCGGACCCTGGGCTGCAATGACCGGCCCGGTGGAAGGTTTCGACTCTGCTGCCTCCTACATCCGATGCACTACCGCCGCCGCGATGGTGACTTGTGTCAAAGGCTGAACTCTGGTCTTTCACTTTGGAACTTTGCAAGGGTGATAAGGTTGTCGATAAAATCGACGTCTCAGACCACCACTTGGAAGAGATCATCGAGCTTCTGGAACGGTGGTTGGAGGATCTGAATGCCAATCGACACGTTTAACGTCGAGGATGTCTTTACCTGGGAGGCACCGGAGCATCCTCGGGAAAGGTTGGTAAAGAAGGTCTCTCTCGACTTCGTTACCCTGGCTCAGAGCATCCTCTATAATGTTCCAGATTCTCAGGAACGGGTTGATGCTCTGAAGCTCTTGTTTGATGCCGAGCAGCTTTGTATTTTAAGAATAAAAGAAGGTTAGAATGGCGATCCTGGCAGCCACGATCCTACAAGGTGCAAAACCTCTCCTGAATGATCCTCAGGGGATAATGTATCCGGATACTGCACTCCTCCCGCTCTTGAGTAAGGCATACCGGGAACTCCAGACCCGCTTGTCTCGCTCGGGCATGGGAGTCACGAAAGAGGTAGCAGAGAGGGTGCCCGTGAATGCTGGGGTCGTCGCTCTCGGGGATGGCTCAGGTTTACCTCTGGGCCTTCTCTATCCGATTGAAATTCGGGAAGGCGCGAGAGGTGCGCCCCAGAGGGATTTCCGGTATCTTGAGGAGAGGAATTGGGAACCTACATCTCACCCGACCACAGAGCTTCAGTGCTGGGCATGGCGGGAGGAGGAGATTAAACTACTACCAGCCCTCACGGATCGAGACCTCTACATCAAGTTCATGAAGGGCTTGACTCCGATAACCGACGTCAACTCCAACATCCAAATCCTCAATTCGGAACTGTTTCTGGAAGCCAGGACCGCAGCAATCGCAGCTGCCCTCCTGGGAGAGAACTACTCACGCGCTCAGAACCTCAATGCGGACGCTGAACAGTGGTATGACGTCCTCATTGGTGGTCTCGTGAAGCGTGGTCAGAGAATGCCTGTAAGACGAGGAAGAACGCGATACCGCGCCTAGGAATCTCCAGCCTAGGGTCCGACGGTCAGGAGGAAAAATGCCTATTGCTTTTGCACAGACGATGCGTCTCCCGGAGTTCCGCACGATTCGAGTAATCGGAACTCTCACATTCTCCGGCTCCTACGTGGTGAACGGAGAGGTTCCGACCGGACTCCTGAAGCCCGGAACTACCAAAGCGCCTCTCTGGGCGACGTTCTACAGCAAGGGAACTCACACATTCAAGTTCGATGCAGCGACCGGAAAGGTTCTGGCCTACGCTCCCGGTGGCACCGAACTCACGGCTGCTGCTTACCCGGCAGGTGTGACGACGGACGTGGTGACCATGGAAGTCGAGTATCCGAAGTTCGGATAATGTCCCTCCGCGACCACGAGCCGATTTCGTTTTCGCAGTTCCGCGGCACTTTTGACCGGGGGGAGGACGAGTCTGTCCCCCCGGGTTTTTTCAAGGGGTCGAGGAACATACAGTTCATCAATCAGGGGATTAAGACGAGGGATGGCTCTGCAATCGATACGGCGGAGACTGGGCCTATCCGACGCATTGCGATTTACAAAAGGATAGGAGAGGTCGCGCGCCTCCTTATTCTCAACAACGCTGGCGTCCTTTTCGACTCAATAACGCACGTCGCAATACTTACCATCCCGGCCATGTCTGACTTTAGCATGGTCTCGATGTTCAACCGAGCTTACATCACTCCGCACAACGGCCTCCGAGGTCTCCCGGGAGAGAAACTTTATGTCTATGAGGGATCAGGAGTGGCACGAGCGGCGGGCGGAACAGCTCCGCCTCCAACGGGAATGGCAGCAGCAGAGGGAGTTGCGGGGAACTTCGACCCGGGAATTCATCTTTTCGCAGTTGCGTTTGAGACTGCATCAGGATACATTACACCTTTCGGCTCCTCCTGTGCTCTCTCCTCCACGACCGGAGGAAAGAAGGTAGACCTTTCCGCCATCCCGACTGGGCCTCTAGGAACTGTTGCGCGTGTTTTGATGGGAACGAAGGATGTAGCAATCAATGGGGTCTTCTCCGGGGACTTTAACAACCAGACTTGGTATGTAATCCCGGACGGGAGAATCCCGGACAATTCTACAACCTCCAAGAGTGTAAGCTATTTCGACGCTGACTTGCAGTCAGACATTTCCTACCTCTCAGAGCAGATGGGGTCTATCCCTGCTGGAGTAGGAGTCAACATCTATCGGGGCCGCTTAATTATTTGGGGTGAAGATGTCAACGAATCAATCGTTAGAGCTTCCGCCATTGGACAGCCGGAGTCCTTTGACGAGGCCGATGGCTTCGTTACCATCAATCCCGGCGATAGTGGCGGTGGTGTCCGATTCTGCTTCGAGTATCGAACTCAGCTTATTTGTTGCAAATCTCAGCGATCCTACATTACGCAGGATAATGGAGATAATGCAGGAAGCTGGAAAGTTGACGCTCTCGATAAAAGTGTCGGGACCGAATGTCACGGAGTTGGAAAAATTCTCGACTTTGGCGAGGACGTTCGAGACCGCGCCTTCGTCGCAGATAGGAGTGGGCTTCAGCTTTATACTGGAACTTTCTCCGACACTGAGGTCACCAGCAACATCTCCGACGTCTGGGACCGAATAAACAAGGCGGTTTTCCACAAGGTCGAGGTCGCGGTTGACCCTCTCAAGGGCCTCACTTACGTTGCTTGCCCTCTGGATGTAGCGACGGAGAACAACGCCATCATCGTCGTGGATTGGTCAGAAGGTTTGACCGTCGAGGATATTCGGTTCACCATTTGGGAGTTCCCGTATCGACCGCAGACCGTCGTTGTAGACGTGAACGAGGCGGATAAAGAGTCGGTCATGAAGTTCGCTGGCCTCGACTCTATCAACGTATTCAAGATAGTGGAGAATCTGAAGCTCGACAACAACCTCGCTATTGATACATGGGTGGAGTTCCCTCTCCTCCCCCAGGACGACGATTGGCCGGTAAATCACTTCACCGGATTTCGCGCGCGAATTAAGGGGGTTGGCTACCTCCTAATAAATCTCACGAGCCTTGACGACGCACAGCAGGTTGTAGTGCCTCCTGTAACTCTGAATCCTCAGCCCGGACGCCCGCTTTTCCGGGGTTTCAACTTTACCTCTGAGCGGTGTTCGGTGAAGCTAAGGACGAACCAGAGCGGCAACTACTTTATGATGACGAACTTCAACTTGTATTACAAGCTCCTCTGGTCGACCCGAGCTGAGTAATGACCGAGATTGATACCCAACAGCTTCTCGGAGACATTGAGTCAGAGCTCCGTAAGCAGCACATCGATGTTCAAGGGCTGATCCAGGGAATCCAGCTTGAGAACCCGAGGTTATACCAAATCCTGATGGAGTTGAACGGCGGCCTTCTCACGATGCAAGAGGAGATCTTCCCTCTTATCATCAAGGATAGGCTTCCGACTACCATCGGTGAGATCCTCCTTCAGCCAGCTTCGTTCACCTTTGCATTCCAGCCGACCTCTGTCCGGTTCTTCTGGAGCCAAGTTGAGCACGCATTTGGTTATGAAATTCGAGAAGGCTTACTCTGGGATACTGCGACTTTTCGAGTTCGCACTGCTTCTTTGCAGGTGGATCTGGATGCTCTTTTATCTGGCTCTTATTACTTTCTCATCAAGACGATAAACACGGCGGGGGAATACTCGGTAGATACACGCTCGGTCCTCGTCGATGTTCCGGCGATCTCCGCAGTTACTCTTGCGCGCGAAGTTATCGATAACAACGTCCTCCTGAGATGGACTCTCCCATCTTCAACTTTTCGGATTCTCTACTATGAGATTGCTAAGGCAGGAGTCGTAATTGGGCAAGTAGATTCCACCTTCTTTTCCACTTTCGAGAACGTAGCGGGCACGTATGTCTATTCGGTCCTTGGCGTCGATGTGGCTGGTAATCGAGGGGCACCTGCGGATATTACCGTTCAGGTTGCCTCCCCTCCGGACTACGCGCTTCAAGATAAGAGGACTTCCCAACTCCTTGGGTCTCGTGTTGACATAATTCGGCAACCCCTCATTCCCTCCCTCCTTGGTCCCTGGTTCCCAACGACGTGGGAGGAGCACTTCGTAAATAATAACTGGGACCAGATCTCGGACCAGCTAGAGGCTGACTACACGATCTACATTCAGCCTACAGACCTGAACGGAACTTACGATGAGTATATAGACTATGGAACGGTGATTTCCAATGTCATCGTCACTATAGCCTTCAATTTCAACCTCATCGTCCAGGATGTTGCTGTAATTATTGAAATGTCCTCATCCTTGGACAATGCAGCATGGACTCCGGTGGTGACTGGGTCGAGCCAGTATTTCCCTTCTCTCCGACATCTGTTCCTTAGGTTGAAGTGGAATGCGCTGGATGATAGAAGCCTCCTGGAACTCTGGCATCTTACCATCTCAATTTCAGTAAAGAGGGAGAACGATGGTGGTGAGGTTTACGCAACTTACAATGCTGTTAATGATCCAGGGACCTACGTCGCGTTTACTAAGCCTTTCAAAGACGTGGAATCCATCACTTGCACCACAAAATCTGTTACAGAGCCTTACTATGCAATCTTTGACTTCGCGGATGTTCCGAATCCTCTTGGATTCTCCGTCTACGTCTTCGACTCCTCGGGAAATCGAGTGAAGCGGACGGTAGACTGGAAAGCTCGGGGAATCGTCTAATGTGGCAACGATACAATCAGGGGAGCCATATCTTCGAGAAGTCCCTCGACAACGGAGCCTCATGGGTTCCGATGCCGATAAATGCGTCCAGCTTAGAAGGGACTGTTCCTCCTTCTGTTCTAGGTGGAGCACTTGCGTATACGGATCGGATTAACACCGGGCATCTTACATCTGTTGGGACCATCCGTTCTCAAGGTGATCGTGGTGCTCCTCCAGCATCCGGTGGTGGTATCGAGCTGTTCTACCAGGGTGGGATTGGATACGTCCATGTCTATGACACGGCTGGTTCATATCCTCCGATGACCTTGTATGCCGGTAGCGTGTCATATGCGACGCCAGGAGGCGCATTCAAAACAGAAGGTAATGTGTATGTCGGGAGTGACACGAACAAAGGCAATCTCTACACGACGTGGCCTATCTATCCTGGTCGCAATGACACAGGCTGGACAGCACAGAGTTCATGGTATCTTGGTTCTCATAGCTCTTATGGTCTGTTTTCGAATACAGGTCTTTATCTTTCAGGAAGTCTCTGGGTAGTTGGTGGGACGTCGTGTGCGGCCATCTCCTGCGCATCCATTAACACAAACGGCTATGGGGTCACGACTGGAAACCTCAGTATAACCGGCAATACATTTTTCGCGTGTAATATCTGGCATTACAGTGCTGAGAACTGGCAGCGTCTCCATTTCACATGGGGTGGAGCTACCTACCTGAAAGGTCCTGAGATTCGCTTTCGGAATAACTCAGACTCTGATATTGCTATTTTCTCTGATAATGGGGACTTAGCTGTCTCTGGGTCGATTGGATGCACCGGCAACGTTTGGAGGAGTAATATCCATGTTGCTGGCTACGTATATCCTGGTAGAATGACTGAAGGTGGCGGGGCACAAGTTAGTTGGTTTATCGCTGGACATTCCTCGTATGGCCTCTATATCAATACCGGCTTGTATATGGCGGGAGGCATCTGGTGTCCTGTTCTCTATATGGGTGGCGACATATACATTTACCAACTGCACACTGGATATACCGGGAAGTGGGTGGGTAACTGTGACAACGGTAACTTCCCTGGGTCTTCAGGTAATGCCTCGACCAATTCTGGGTTTGTGCAAATGCGGCATCCTAATGGCACCCCTATCTATATTCCGTATTGGTATTAAGGAGGGAAGATGGAAGAACTTGTCCTGACCGACCCCGTAGTGAAACCTGAGGAAGTCAAGAGCAACTTCAAGATTATTTCACTAACGCTGGACCATGAAGCGATAGCTCACACTGGGCCTCCTCCTGCAACCGTCGAGGCGGGCCTTGTGTCAATCCGACTGAAGGACAATCTCGGTGCGTATTACAATCATCAGTATACAGGCAAAACCGCAACAGACTTTATCAAATACATTAACACCGCAAACTTCACGACGAATTCTTTGCACAAACGGATTCTTCAGCGACTGTCAGCTGATGGAATCCTGCCCGGGACCGTAACTGGAACGCCTGATCCTCCTGCAGGAGTCTTTGATGCCGAATGAACCGAAAGAGCTACCACGTCAGGAAATCACTCTCGATGAGCTTTATCAGGTCGTGGGTGAGCTAGAGATCGTTCGCCGGAAGTTTTCTCAGCAACTTCAACAGCTCTATACCCAGGTCGACGAGATGGCGAAAGAGATTGCGAACCTGAGGAACAAAGATGGCGGACTGGCTAAAGCCGACAATCACTAGCAATTACGTTACCTTCGTCGACGAGGTGAAGGAACGTGATTTCGACGCTATCTCTCTGCAATACAACGCGCTCGTAAACCCCCCGAACGCCTCGGTGAAGCTCGTCCGCTCTCCTGTCAAGTTCCAGCAGTGGATGACGGGAGCGTGGAACGAGCTGACCCTCTCCGTCGAGGGAGGAGGAACTGGAGCGAATAGCATCGCTGGTATTCGGACGGTTATTGGCCTCGGATCAATGGCCTACCAGAACTCCAATGCTATTGCAGTTACGGGTGGGACGATCCAGAACATTACGTCTGGAGGAAGCTACTTCAACCATCAGGGTGGGACAATAACGATTCTCCAGCCCACTATAGCAGGTCACGCGCTCACGATAAATGCGCCTGCTAACGGATACCAGGGGATACTCATTGCGGGTTCGGCTGGTCCTATCTCGCATGGAATGCACATTGCGGCGGGTGCGAACCACAACGATTTCCCACTTCGGATCTTGAACTACAATTCCGCGGTAGAGCTTTTCAGAATCACAGGTGGAGGCTCTGTTTGGATTCCAAATACCCTTGCTATCCCCGTTGGTGCAGATAGATGGGTTCCCTGGTAAATGGCTAAGCGTCCCGGCTCCCTTTGGGTCGAAGGGAATAGCCTCAATTACGTAGACGCATATGGTAGGGAGTGGTCCTGCGCTGGTGCCCTCATAAAGAACATAGGATGGAGCAGACCTGGCTCTCTATGGGTTGAAGGATACTATATCTTCTACGTCGCGGAATCAGGCACTCAGGTTTTCCGGGTGCAGGCAACCTTCACTGGAGAATATCACGGGAGAACTGGCTCTCTTTGGGTCGAGGATTGGACGCTTCGGCACATTGGCGGAGGCGAAGCTGCTGAATTCTACGTGCATGATAATCTTGCTCACCAGAATGTAACGCACGTAGATACCGGAATCGCAACTCACACCAATACGCATACGAACATTGGACATCAGAACATCGCACACGTCAACTGGCACTCGAACGTAGCACACGTCAATTATCATACCAGTTATGAGCACGCCAATTATCATGGGAATGTGCATACAAACGTCCCGCATGATGATGATCACTTTGATTTGGCACATGGGAATACGCACTCAAACATTAATCCTTATGGTTATCATCACGCAGATTGCACTCGGTATGATAGAAATACTGTAATCGATCATAAGGACCATATCGACGCGCCTTACCCGTATCCGCAACACAACGATGGTTACTACTTCAAGGATCATTGCGACTGGCATGACGACCTCCAACATGCAAACACGCATATAAATTCGCCGGGCCAAGCTGCACACACGAACTATCACGGGAACACGGAGCACGTTGATTACTGGACCCAAACAGCGCACTCAAACGCGCATGGGAATACGCATACGAACGTCGCGCACACAGACGTTCCTCATGCGAATCATAACGACACGATTCACCAGAATGTGGCCCATGCAAACGTCACCCATCAGGATCAGCCTGTTCTCATAGGATACTAATGACTATCGAATACCTCCCCGTTGGTATCGCTTGCAACATCGCTTGCAAATACTGCTATCAGGAAACGCAAAGAGATGCAGGCAATATCAACGTGCCTCGGGATTGGGACCGGGTGCGCTTCCAGCTCGACCGTCTGAACCATGACTTCGCGGTCTTTGGTGGAGAGCCTCTCCTCGCTCCTATGGCCCATCTGGAGGAGGTTTTCAAATACGGCTTCGAGAAATACAAGAAGAACGGAATCCAAACCAACGGATCTCTTATCACCGACGAACACATCGAGATGTTTGCGAAATATGCGGTCCATGTGGGTATCTCGATAGATGGACCCGGTGAGTTGAATAGTGTTCGCTGCACGAACGATTTGACAGAGAAAACAGAGAGCGCGATCAGGAAGCTATGTGATCGGGGAATCCCTCCCTCCCTCATTATGACGATCCACCGGGGGAACAATGATATTCCTGCTCTCACTCGCTGGCTTGATGATCTTGCTACTATCGGCTTACGCTACCTTAACTTCCACGAAATGGAGCAAGAGTGCGGACAAACAGAACCCGCCCTCTCCGAAGCCGAAACCATAAGGAACTTCCTCCAGCTTTACGAGTGGTCGAAGGGAACGAAGTTCTGGATTAACCCATTCGTCGATATTCGCTCTCTACTCACAGAGATGGAGCCTCACGCTAACTGCGTCTGGCACGCCTGTGACCCTCAGACTACCGAAGCCGTTCAAGGAATCAATCCCGATGGATCAATGTCAAATTGTGGTCGAGCTTATAAGGACGGCGTCAACTGGCTCAAGGCTGATACCCCCGGATTCGAACGATATGTTGCGCTTTATCACACTCCTCAAGAACACGGCGGATGCGCAGGATGTAAGTATTTTGCTTTCTGTAAAGGTCAGTGTCCGGGCACTTCGATCGGAGGAGATTGGAGAAACCGCTCCCTAGAGTGTCGACTCTGGTATTCTCTTTTCGATGCTATTGCGTCGGACAATCAAGACAAACTTCTGCCTCCTGAGGTAGTGGATAAGAAGGTCGAAGAACTTCTTGGTCGCTGGGTTTCTCCACAGAATACCGAGCATGGAGACAAGCATGGGGATTCCCCTCACGGGGACCAACATGGCGACCACACGGACTACGGACCTGGAGTCGAAGCTGTATTCTTAGACGAGAAACCAGAATGGTTACTGACAAACTAGAGCGATTAGACTTCTCAATCCCGGATTTCTTCCGAACTATCTGGGTGTCGGAGCACGCGAAGGATACCTGGGAGTCCAGGATTCATGCGATAGCCTCGAACTGGCCCTACATTGAGAGGGCTACTTTGACTCAAGGCTTGCGGGATGGAATTCTCCAAACCATTCTGCCTCAGCAACTTCCGGAGGTTCAGAACTGGGCCTTTGAGAAGCAAATCCCAATGGTTATCTTGGGTCTGGATGGAGAAACCGGCCTCCCATATGGAAACGCGGCTGCTCCATATCAGGAAGGAAGACCATTCTCCTATAGGATCTATTTCGGGAAGGCTCCTGAGAACTTCCAGAAGTATTGGAAGGAAAGTAATCAGCTCGCTATTGGGAGAGCTTTGGGATACCCTCCCTGCTGCATTGAGTTCTTCACGAAGTATTGGAAGGGTGAGGGGTGGCACGACCTCACTTACCTTTCCTACGACGACCCGAACCAGAAGAACTTGATGTATAACAATATCTTGCTCCGCTCTCTGGGAGTTCGTGCAGTTTCCCATTTGCCATGCTCCGTGAACTGCAAACCTTCCATTCGAATAGGGATGGACGTATTCTCGGTCATGGAGAAGTGTGGTCATCAGGCAGAGATAATTGAGTGGATGAAGACCCTCCTCTCGATGCCGATGAAGTGGTCCTCGCTCCACGGGATTGCTATTACTACGACGCCTCTATTCAAGTTGATAAACGCGACCGACCCGCTTCCCTCAGTAGCAGACCTCCATCTGGCGAGTGACTATTATCCTCTGGAGGGTGCGAGCGGAGTCCTCTTTCCATTTCAGAAGGTGCAGCATCTAAGACTCTCAAAGTCGAAGGATACTGATTTTCTGGACAATGGATTCGGGTCGCGGAGCGCGATGGAAGCGGCGCATCGGTTCATCATCTCGATGATACCGAAGGAACTCTCTGGGGGGATAGCTACCAATGTCCTGGATCTTGGTTGCGGTAATGGTCGCCTCCTACAGAGTATTAAGAAACTACATCCGTATGTAACAGTCTACGGAGTAGATACAAAGTCGATGAAGTTCGACGGGTTCACTCAGGTAGACATTTACGACTACGAATGGGAGGGGCAATACGAGCTAGTTCTCATGTCGGTAGAGAGGTTGCATGAAGTAGATAAGGAAGTTGCCTCTGACTTGCTCCAAGCAATTAGGTTGCATTCCAAGTATCTCCTCCTTTCCACCTACAACAATTGGATGCACGGATTCGACCATGTAATCGACAAGTTGTTCTCTGTAGTTTCTGTCGGCCTCGATCCTGCACTCGGGTATGAGGCTAAACTTCTTGAGAGGAAAATCTAATGGCCTATGACTTGAATCGATGCCCGCAGACCGAGGCAGAAGCACAGGACTACATCTTCACGCTTTACAACCGCACGATCGGTCAGCCCGCGAACGACTGGCAGGGCGTGATGCAGAATAGCAATCTGCCTCACAACATCTACACTCCTGGCCTCAAGGCAGACGGAACCTGGCCGATGTTCGGGTTCACGCAGATGTGGTCGAACGGCCCTCGGGGACGCATTTTTCTGCCGAGTCAGAGCGCCGACGAGAACAACTACTACACTCGTCAGATTCAGGTCATCGAGGACGCTCCTGAGGGTGGATTGCGTTGGGCGTGGAAATACATCTCCGGATTCGCCTACTCGCCGGTTCAGGGAGTCTCAGAAGTGCCTCCCGGAACTGGTCCTCCTCCCGCAGTCATCATCGGCGGCGGTCTGACCGAGGCCCAGGTTCAGGCGATGATTGACGACAGCATCGCTCAGGCCATCGCGGGTTTTCAAGGGGTCCTCTACGGGGACAAGATAGCCCTGAGGACGAACTCTGGACTTCTAGCAGGTATCCAGGGGGGCGGACCCACCGTCGAGGACCAGCCGGTGAACCTTATTGGGAAGAATGATCCTCCCCATGCCTGGGAGTCATTCGAAGTCGTAAAGGGTGAATGAAGATTCGTCCTTTCCAGGATTCGGATATGCTCGCCATAGACGAAATCTGGAAGAAGCACCACAGCAACGACTTTTCCGTTCCGAACCGAGAGACTCGCTTGGTCGAGTGGGTAGCGGAGGAGGATGGGAAGGTCGTTGCTTACGGGCAAGTCAAGCTCTTTGCCGAGGCTATGATAATCCTTGATAAAGATGCCTCACAACGTGCTAAGATAGAGTCCTTAAAGGGTCTGCTTTTTGAAGCTTTCCGAGGAACTAATTTAGCAGGTCTTGAGGACATCTATTGTTTCATCCGAGATCCTTCCTTCGCATCTATCCTCATCAACCATTTTGGCTTCGAGCTAGTCGATAATCCAGGCGAACTTCTATTGAGGAAGGTGTAATATGGGTGGAGGTAAGGAAGGGAAAAAGACCAACACGATGATCGACACGGATAGGACCAAGGCCACCCAAGAGCACAATACCTACATGGGAGCGGTCAACACTGGTCTAACCGGAGCGCAGTCTCGTGCGGGTGATATGTATGGAGTCCAGTATGGCGGCTTCAAGGACTTCTCGGAAGGGAAATACAACTACGGCTCTCCAGACCTTCAAGGAGCGGGAGGTGGCGGTGGAGGTGGTGGAGGCGGAGGTGGCGGGTATGCTCCTGCTGCTGCAGACGAACGAGGTAGTCTCGCTACAGACTCCTATAAGAAGTTCCTCGAATCGGGAGGAGCGGATCGAACCCTCTTTGACACGCATCAAGCGACTCTCTCAGAGCTTGAGAAGAGTGGCGGCTGGTCTCCCGAACGCATGGCATCGATGCAGGGCAATATTGATGCGTTCAAGGAGATGGGTCGGACGGGAGGGGTAGACGCTGCGGGTCAGGCGAGGATTCGTGGTGGGGGCATGTTCGAGGACTGGGCACGCACTGGAGGCTTGTCTAGTCAAGATATGGGGAACATGCGAGCGCGTGGGAATTCGGTCATCCCGTCGTATTACAAGACGATGCAGGATGAGTCGAACCGGATGGGGGCTATCCAAGGTGGATACGGCCCTGGTCGGCAGGCGATGGCTTCTCGTGCCGCTCGAGACCAGGCTTACAACGCACAACGAGCAGCCCTGGATACCGAGCTTGGAATTTCGGATACGAAGAGGAAGGGTCAGCAGTGGGGCGGACAGCAGATGTCCTCCTCCGAGCAAGGACTCCAAGAACTCCTCTCTCGTAATCGGACAGCAGGCCTCACTGGAGCCACCCAAGCTGAAACTGGGATGGTTTCAGACATTGCGCGGACTCGTGGAACTTCTGCTTCATCTGCTGGAGCGAATGAGCTAGAGATGCAGGGTCTCCTCCAGAAGGGCAAGATGTTCGGGACTGAAGGATTGGCAGCCCAAGCAGAAGCCGAAGCTAACAGAGCGGCTCAGAGTGCTGCTGCCGCTGCTGCTCGGGGAGACTACAATCGGCAGTGGGAAGCTCAATTCAACGCAGGAAATCGGCTCGCTGGTCTCGAAGGTATGAATGCTCTTTATACTTCGAAACCGGCTGAGGTCGACATGTATCTCGGGGCGAATCGCTCCGGGAGAGACCTAGCCTACGGACAACAGAGCACAACCTACGATGCGAGAATGCAAAACAATCCCAAGACAGATTGGGTGGGCCTTGCAGGTAGCCTCGCAGGTGGTGCGGGTGGCTTGATGACTGGAGCCGGTGCTCTTGGCTTCGGAAAGAAGAAGAAGTAATGGGACTCATGGACTCCTATCGTCTCAACAGTATTATGGGGGGTCAGAGGAAAAGCCCCTATAAGTCTGTCAACTTCAACACTCCCGACGCCCTAGAGACACCGATTGGTCCCAGAGGTGTGAGCTTCCAGCAACCAGAGATTCAGATCCCGACCGAGGACGAGGATGATTCGTCCAGATACTATCGGATGATTCAGGACATTCGAAACGAGCAGACGCCGGGAATGACAGCTTACAAAACTGCCCTCCAGCACCGACCGCAGGAGGAGGAATACAAGCCGAATGCCTGGACCCGAACTGCCTCTGCCCTCTCTGGGTTCTCTGCTGGATTGAAGGATGCTGGCAAGGGCATCACCACTGCTATGGGTCTCAACAGAGAACCTTATCGCAGGGCGATGGAAGAATACCAGGGTCAACTTTCTGGACTGGAAGAACAGGCAGGGATGGAGCAGGACGAGCGGGAATCTCGGATGGAAGCAATTCGAGATGCCTCGAGGATGGGACTGGAACATCAAAAGTTCCTGCAACAGGGACAGCACAATCGGGCGCTTGAGGGGACTGCTGCGGAGAACGCTCGTGCTAACATCATGAGAGCGGAAGCCTCGACGAAGCCCACCTACGCTCTACACGCAACACAAGGTGGGTTCCTCGCGGTCAATAGCAAAGACCCGAGCGATACCAAGATGATTGCAGCCAAGACTCCTCAGGATGCAGCCCATGAAGTTGCCCTGATGAACGCACGGAACTCACAGGCCCAGACTCAGATAAGCAGAGAGCAGCTCCAGAGAGGCTTGAATCAGGACCAAGTTAACAACTACTATCGGGATGCAGACCTCAGCATCCGAAGCCGAACTGCCGACGCGAATGCCAACAAGCCCCCGACTCCTGCCTCACAAACCAGTGCGCGTGAGCTGGCTCTCGATAAGCTTATGATGCATCCGAAGTGGAGCAAGTTTGTTGGGACGAAGGATGAACCCAAGGGTCCGCAGGACTTTACTCCGGAGCAGTGGAATACATTCCAGCAAACTTTGAGGGCGCTGGAAGAGGAAATCCTAGCAGGAGGGGGTGAGTAATGCCTCGCCAAAAACTCAGTTTCGATTCGCCTCCTCCGAACCTCAGCTTCTCTTCACCGACTCAAGCTCAGGAGCCTCAGCGACCGGCTCGTCGGAGCTTTGCCGAGATAGAGGCGGAGCAGAGTGCTCTCCTTGACAAATACGAAGCAGAGCAAGGGACAGGAGAATCCATCTGGGAAAACGCAAATCGTCCTCGATGGACAAAGCCTGCTGAGTGGGGGCAGCAATTAGGGGAGTTCGTAGAGAGCGCCCCAATTACCTCTCCAATGGGTCTCGTCAGGAATAAGGTAGCAGGTGCAGCCTCTAGATTCGCAGGGAACACCGTCTCCCAAGCTACCTCTCCAGTAGGCGCTGCTACACTTGCCGCGACCGCAGTTTCAGGTGGAGCAGCTGCGCCTCTCCTCGGTGGTAGGATGGCTGCGGGAGCTGCGATTCCCTTTGCTGCGGGACGTGTGGCTCAGGGAATTGGTGCGCTGCAAACTGCACATGGAATAGGTGAGGTCGGGGGAGGTCTGTCAGAGGGGGATTACGGGCGGGCAGGAATGGGGGCGGTGGAGGTAGGCTTTGGTGCTCTGGGCCTTCGGAATCCTGGAGGGAAGCCTCGTCCTACTGTGGGATCGAATGTCGGAAATGTAGGACTCGAAGATATCGGTGCGCCTCCGACTACTACGACCGGGATTCGTGGGACTCCCATGCAGCCTCAGGGTCGTCCTGTAGGGGGGCCAAATCTCGCTGGGACTGATCCGACTCTTACGACTCAACCGAGGACAATTCCGCTTCAGGGTCAGACCTCCCCACTCAGAGCACATCCTCGGAGAATGCTACCGGAGAATGCAGCAACGCCTCCTCCTCTACAAAGTGACCTGCCTGGGCCTCCCAGATTCATAGCTGGTCCAGCAGGAACCGAAGTTTTCCCTGGGAACCGATCTTTGGGCGTTGTAGAGAAGGGCCGAGTCTCTAATGTCTCTGCTGGGATGGGTGGTGCTCAGACTCCTGAGAAGTCAGCATTCGAGGCTCTGGTCCCTGACCGCTATAAGCGGAGCGCGCAGGGAATCTCGGATGAAGGCCTCACCTACAACTGGAGAGGCGAAACTGTTGAGCCTCCGACTCCAGGGTTGCGCCTCAATCCTCAGGGACAGCTCCGGCCCGAAAAGGGCTTCAGCATGGACTTCCCGCAGATGGTCGATAAGTATGGTCTAGAGGAAGCTGCGGCTCGAGCGCGCGTGACTGAAGCAGAAGCTCGGAAGCTCCTGAAGGGCAAACCGATAGTTCCAGCTGCAAAGCCGAAGGCTAAGTCGAAGTATCCTCCTCCGACCCTGACTGGTAAACAGCCAAAAAAAGTGGAGGCGACACCCCCTGAAGTCATAGCAGCGGCTAAGAAGTTGCAGGCAATGACCCAGCGGGAAGCTGCTCCCGTCGCCACTGCTGCTCCTGTTCAGGGGCCAAATCTGGGAGCGATGAAAACCACGGAGCTTAAGGCTCTGGCAGCGGAGGGAAATACGCAGGCTGCTGATATTCTCGCCAAGAGAGCAGCCTCCCCTCGTCAACCGACCTCCCTGAAAGAGCGGTTGGCAAATGCGATTCCCGAAAGACTGAAGGGAGAGACCGGAGCTATCGGACCTGGGGTCGGCCAGCTGAATGTGACCAAGGCTGCCCTAGACGATGTGGACCGACAGATCGCTGCAGCTGTGAAAAACGGCGAGCCGGTGGAGGGACTCCTAGCAGACCGTGAGGATGCGTATAACGCTTGGCAGAGTGCTAGGGGTGTAGATCCAAAGGCGGAGGTTCCTCGGAATGCTTTGGCTAGAGGGCCTCGGGAATCCCTGAATCCAGAGTTCGATGCGCGACGTCAAGCTATGGCTGACGACACAGCTCGAATGGAGAGGGAGCGTCTGGAAAAGCCATTCAATCAGGCAGAGCAAGATAAGGTTGATGATTGGAACAGAAGGACTGACAGGTCAGCTCTCTACGAGGGTAGGAATGTCAATGATATTCGCACTCCCCTCGATGAACGACAGCTTCAGGTAAAAGCTGCTAACGACAAGATGCGGCAGTTCTCAGATGAACGCGCGCGTTGGTTCTCTGAGCAGGAGGAACAGCTACCAGAAGGTGAGTTCTTCAAGCCTCCTCCCGGACGCACGAAAGAGGACTTCAATCGGGAATACGGGCGGATGCAGGACGAGCGTAATGCCCTCGTTGAAAGACTCTATCCAGAGGAAGTGCGCGCGCTCAAATCTCGTCCTCCAGATATCGACGTAGAGCCAATTCCGACTCGTCCAAGTTCAGACGACCCTCGTTGGCTAGAGTCAAGACAGCATTCTTCAGGCGTCGATGCAATGCTGCGAGAGGACTCTAATCCAAATTGGGAGCGTCCTCCTTTCCGTAACGTAGAGGATAAGCCGCCTTTCATCAATACCGGAGAGGGGTCCACTATCGAATCGGGACGTCTGGTTCCGCATAAGGACTGGTATGCGGGACAAGACCGTATTGACCGGGGTCAGGTAGAGTCTGTCAAGGAGTTTGGAGTCAGCGCCCCAGAGGCAGCAGCGAGAAGTAAGCCTTACGTGACTATCGATGCAGATGGTAATTACCAGATTCACGATGGTCATCACAGGTCTACTGCAGCCTTGGAAAAGGGTGAAGCCCTCGACATGAACATAGAGGACTATAGCCCTAGGGACTCCTGGTTCCGCAAAACTCGCAACATGACCGGATACGACAGCCCATTTCGGGAGGCTGGGTCGAAGGCTGCCTCGAAGTTCAGTGCGGCAATGGATGCAGCTGAATCGAAGGAGCTAGGGGAATCCTCCTACGATGCTCTGATTCGAAGTCTTGCGTCAATGCGGAGAAGGTTCGGAAATGAAACGGGAGCTGTAGGTAAGAACATCAATCCGATAATTAAGGAGCAGGCCCGGATAAAGGCTGCTCGTGCTCAAGCAGCGGCGGGTGGAGCGAACAGAGGTCGGGTGCCGGGAGGAGGGAATCCGCCCTCTCCGAGACCTGGTGCTTCCCCACCTCCAGGAGGACAGCCTCCTTCTACGGGTGCGGGAGCAGTTCCGAACAAACCAGCAGGGATTGGGGAGAAGGCGTGGAATGCGATGCTCCAGGCCAGAATGACGGCGATGCTGTCAGGTCTGGCAATTCCCAAGTCGATGCTAGGGAACGTGGGAGCACACGCATTTGCGTCGATGGAGAGGAAGTCGATGAAACCTCTCCAGGAGCTTATGAATACGGGGGAGAATTGGAAGAATTTGAAGGCAGGATGGAAGGCGGGAGCTGTCACACCGGATGCTAACGACCTAGGGTTTGGTAAGTTCAACATTCCTGGTCGTGTCATGGGTGCATTCGATGAAATGTCGACCAAGAGCCTGCAAAGAGCTGGAATGACCGAAAAGGAAGCTAAGGAGATCCTCCTGACTTCTCCGACTACCTTTGGTAAATCCCTAGGCTTGCAGACTCCTCTGGGTAAGCTCCTGGTGCCCTTCCAAAAGACGCCCGCGAATACCATGAAGCAAGGATTCGAGCGCGCGTGGAAACACAAGGGTATCGGAGCCGGTGCAATAGGTGCGGGTGCTGCGATGGGAACGCAGACGGATGACCCGAAGAAGATTGCTTTGGCCTCCGCTCTAATGGGGCCATATGCTCTCCCATTCCTCCTCGGTGCCCTACCGACCGCAGGTGAGAAAGCAGTTCAGGGATTCTCTCCCATACCCGAATGGTCGGTTCACAAATCGATCACGGACCCCTTTGCTCCCTTCCAGAAGCCAGGTTTTGCGCGGCTATTTGAGAAGAAGGGAGGAGACGCAAGCCTCTGGGGTAAGGAAGGGGATACGCGAATCTGGGAAAAGAAAAGCCCCGCCGGTCGGGCGAGGCCTAAGAGTTCCAACAGGCGCAGTCGGAGGGACTAATTCCCCTCCTTCTGCATCTTCGAGTAGTTCTCAACTACGGCTGTAGTCAAGACATAGACAATCTCCTTCTTCGTGCTACCATTGAGAGAAATCAACTTAATCGTTACCGCCTTCTGAGCCTCTAGGGATTCTGCAATTCGGTCCAGCTCGTAGGAGTCAAAGTCTGCCCAGTGTTTCTTGAGCATATTGACTCTGGTCATAGCGTAGCCGTGTTCTTTCCGCGAGAGCAATTCCTTCAGGAAGGTCGCAGTCCCCACCGAAGTTATCGACTTCCCGCCTCCCATAGAAACCCTGCGCGCACCCGGCACGAAGTCCTGACAGGCGATAATAGCCTCTTGCACATCTTCCTCCTCCAAGACTAGGTTGACCTTTCTGGAGAGGGAGATGAGCATTGCCGCCTTCAGGATGTGGTCGTGCAACCGCTCGATGGTCCCTGTGGTATCCGTATACTCCCCATCGGAGAAGTCCGCATACCACTTGTTGTAAATCTCCCGAGCACCGTCTGAATACGTGAACTGACCACGAAGCTGAGATAGAACTTTCAGATACTTCGCAAGTTCTGGAATCTCGATAGACTCCTTAGGCTTGCTGGTCAGTGGGTTGACGATGCTCTTCCTGTCTGCATGGATGATATTGGTGCGCGCCACGAATCCACCTCCGAGGGCGTTGTCCGGGACAGCGTCCTTGAAGTGAACTTCGTTACTCGCTCCAATCATCGTCAGACATGGATTCTTCAGCTTTTCCGAGCCGCTGCCTTTGGTGAGGTTTGTCCATTCGGGGTTGTAGTCGCCGTCGTATAGGTCTGTGAGGATGGTTAGTGCTTGTTGGTCTTGGATGATGAAACTTGCAAACTCCGAAGTCGTCAGGAATCCAGAAGCGTCAGTCAAGGGAGGGCCTCCATTATCACTGGTCTTGGCTTTCTGAAGTTCAGTGATAATAGCTTGGATACTTGCCCTTCCCGAAATGACCCGAGTATTACCTACCTCTGTGACCAACCGTTTTGCTAGTGCTACGGGTGGCCCCTTTCTGATCCCGGATTTACCCACGAGCAGGACGTAAATGTTAGGGTATAGCTTGTAATAGAACTTGTCAAGATACACCTGATTTTTCACGACTGCTGCGATGGCTGACATACCGGCCCAGTAGTAATACTTTCTAGGACTCTCTGACTCCTTAGTTACTGACATCAGATGGTCCAGCCATGTCATCTCGTCCCCTTAAGCTGCTACTGGTAAGTAATCGTGCATTCCATCACATCCTCTACAGCCCTTAACTTTGCACTCCTTGTAGTTCCGTCCGACCTTGGCTTCTGAAGGGATTATCAGCTTGCCACGAGAGAGGGTGCAGTTAGCGAAGTCGATGGGCTTATTCAACTCCTCAGTCATGATCTGCACGTATCTCTCGACGTAATCATTGGGGACTAATCCAACGAATGCGTCGTGAGCCTCCACTACGAACGGGGTTTTGCCTCCGATGAAGCGTGGGAGAACCTTGTCCGCCCAGAAGCGAGGAAGAGCTCGTAACCCAGCCTGTCTAAGGTGATCTGGGACAGTTGACTGGGGTATGTGCGCGTAGGCTTCTCGGTAGAGGTCATCTCCCCATCTACCAAAGAATTTGCGGTATCGTCCGAAAGGCGAGACAAGGACACGGTCGTTTTTGTCAATCGCATCCCTGATTTCTTTGTGAAAGACTTGACGGATAGGAGGATTGAACTGATGGAACTTTTCGAGTATTTTGCCTCCTTGCCACTCAGAAATGCTGATGTTAATACCGAACTTCTTGGCGTCCGTATTAACAATTTGCATGAGTCTCTTTTTGCCCATGTCATAGTTTCCAGCATGGCGAGTTGTTTTACCGATAAACCTAAACTCAGGAGTAACTTTTTCAAAGGCCACACCAAATATCCAGGTCGATGTAAGCCGATGTATGTCAACTTTATCGTCGAACAACTTGAGGGTTTTTTCATCTCGTCCTAGGAGCGCGACAATCCTAGCCTCCGCTTGCGAAAGGTCGATTTCGACGAATGAGTAGCCTGGGTCTGCGATGAAGTAGGAGCGAAGTTCTGCCCCTATCTCACCGTGCTTTGTCATCGTTTGGAAAGCGAGTCCAATCTTTTCGGGTCGTAGGGGCTGCTTAAGGATGCTGTTAGAGCTTCGCCCGGTTTCAGTTCCACAGATTCTGACACTAGTTCGCATCCGTCCGTCGTAGTCAGGCTTAGCCTCAAAGTAAGTCCCCTTGGACTTACGTAATCGG